CGGTGGTCGCCGTATCATCAATCGTCCCTATCGTATGTGTCATAGTACCAATACCACACTCTGTGTGAATTGTTTTGCATATTACCAAAATCAAATTTACCGCCAGGTACGTTATACAACATAATGGCTTTTTTACCATCAGGGAGAGCGGTAATTCTGTATGTTAACTCACCTGATATAATTCTTCTTTTCAGGTTAATGTCTTGCATTCTCAATAAAATATCAAATGCTGGCGTAATAAAATAGTTACCTGTGGTTCCTAATTGTGAGAATCCGGCACCACCACCTAAACCCATACCTCCAAAACCACCAAATCCACCCATGAACGGGTCAAAATATGCGGAATCAAGTTCAGGACGCGTAAACCATAAAAGTTCATTAATTTCACGGCCGGCTGGAATTTCATAGATTTGTTGGTTATTCACCAAATCAAAATAGTCTTTCTTCAAAACCCAAGGCCCACCTGCTTGTAATCCCACAATTTTAGAATAAGCATACGTGTATTGTGTCTCCCAATCTAAACTTCTTGTTATTAAGGCATTTGCCAATGATTGTTTATCTAAGTCTAAACCATAAACAGATGTCCATTGAGATTCAATTAACCAATCAAGAACGTATTGTGAATAATCTTCGACGGATAATTCTAAAAGGGAATCCATCATTTCATCTTCGATTTCCACCCCCCTCAAAGGTGCACCCAAAAGGTGTCTGATTCTTGTGTAGAGTTTTGTTCTTTCGTTACCTGTAATAATTGCCATAGGAAGTTATTTCCTATAAATATTCTCTTTAATTGAATTATTACTTATTTAACAAATCAGAGGCTGGAAAAGTATAATTACCATTAACAATTTTGGTGTTTTTATTATCAAACACAATTGTTCCTTTGTTATCGCGGTGGAAGACCAAATAATCTACTTTGTATTTTTTTACATTTCCGGTATCATAAACGGTTATTATACCATTTTTTTCATCTGTTCTTGAAAATGGTTTAATCTGTGCCGTTTTTTCACCATCGTTTGTTTGAATAATTGCATCGATACCACCAATCATATCGTTAACATCGCCTAATTCTCCAACTTTTTTTACTTCTTGAGTGTTAAAAATTATTTTAAGATTATCAACTGCGTTAACTTCTCGTTTGTCTCCGAACTTATTTGTGGTATCTAACCCTGACATTAATGTTTTAAAAGTAGATGATTCTGAATTAAAAATTCTATATCTAAATTCAACCAAATATTTTATTAAACGTTCAGTTTCACTCAATTGTACTTGTTGTGGTTGATTAACCATATTAATGGTATCAACACCATAATTTCTTAAGACCTCGTTAATGTCATTTACTATTGTGCAAAATGCCGTGTAGTTAGTATTAAGTTTATTAATTACTGAACGACCGGATTGTTCATAATCATAGACACCTGACATTTGACCTTCACCATATTGATTTTTTTCGTACCAAAAATCCGCGAACACCTCTTTTAAGATGTTCATAATTGCGAACATAAATTTTTTCTTAACCTCAGGGTTTGTGTTAAAAATTTGTCGGTACGTGTTAACTTGAGCTGAGCTACATCCTCTTGATGCACCTTCCAAAATTATTGTTTTGACATCACGGGTTTCATTAATTTTTTTTTTCGTTTTGGAATCAAATCTAAAATTTACATAACTCCAATTAATAACTGAAAAAAAGTTTTTGATATATTCATCTCTTTTATTTCTGTATTTAAGGTAATATGCATGTTCCCAAACATCCAAACCCAACAAAGGATATCCACCATCCGTAATTGTATTCATTAATGGGTTATCTTGGTTTTTGGTTGTCATAATTTTTATGTCACCATTTCTTGTTAAAACCAACCAAGCCCAACCTGAACCGAACACTGATTTTGACTTTCTTGTAAATTCTTGTTTGAATTTTTCATAGTCACCATATTTCTTAACAATTTTATCATATACAGGACCACTTGGTTTCTGTTGTTTTGGAGATAACATATTCCAAAATATTGCGTGGTTATAAGCTCCTCCCGCATTATTATGAACTGTTGTATTATATCTTGAAATACCTTTTATAATGTTTTCAAGTTCTAAATTTTGGTCTTTAATCTTTTCTAATTCCAAGTTTAATTTTTCAACATACCCCTTATAATGTTTGTTATAGTGGGTATTCATAGTTTCGGCATCAATAAATCTTACCAGTGATGTGTATGTGTATGGTAACTTTTCAATTTTAATTTTTGATGTTGTTTCTTTGGCTTCTTGAATTGTTTGACTATTTTCTTGGTTGAGTTCGGTATTTGGTTCAGTAGATATTAGTTTCTCTAACTCTTCTATTTTTTTTCTTTGTTTTGTGAATTTCATATTATTCGTTTTGTTATAAATAATCTCTTATTTAGAAATTATCATTATCTTCGTCGAGAAATTGTATCTAAAATTTCTTCTAACGTATTTCCTTTATCTTCATCATCACCCATGACTGTCGATATGATTTTTTTCTTTTTATTTAAAATGTTGTAAATTACACCTTCTATTGTGTTATCAAACAACGGATAAAAGATGGACACATTTGATTTTTGTCCGTATCGGTATGCTCTGTCTTCTGCCTGTGCGTGGTCTGCAGGTACAAATGATAAATCATTCATAATTACAGCTTCTGCTGCGGTTAATGTAATACCAACACCCGCAGCTTTTAAATTACCAATGAACACTTTTATTTTGTCGTTTTCTTGGAATTGGTCAACAGAGTTTTGTCTTGCAGGTTTACTCATTGAACCATCAAGTGTAACGGCAGATTTACCAAAATGTTCTTTTATTTGATTTAGAGTGTTTGTAAAGTTTGTAAAAATAATAACCTTTTTACCTTGTTCAATGACGTTTTCAGCCACCTCAATGGTTTGTTTTATCTTTTCCTCTGCAATTATTTGTCTTACTTTCATCAACTTTGAGAATTGAACTGTGAGTGATTTTGACTCTTCAGAAGATTCGTACCAATCATAGTATTCACCCATTAAGGCTTCGTATTGTTTTGACTTTAAATTAAGATACACTGGTGTAATAATCTTATCGGGTAAGTCTAATATATCCTGTTTTAGTCTTCGTAAAACTTGTGGTTTTGTTCTGTCACGTAATTCTTCCAAATTTGATGCTCCGTCTAACTTCCAAACTTTTCTATTACCAACTTTGAACTGATATCCTTCACAGTATCTTCTAACATATGCCATCCAATTCCAAGCAACGGGTGAGTCCACCAAATCCAAAAGATTAAAATAGTTAATTGGTCTTGATGTCATTGGTGTGCCGGTTAATAACCAAATACGTTCAATTTTTTTACAAATATCATTAACAATTTTAGTTCTTTGTGCCTGTTTGTTTTGAATGTAATGAGCTTCGTCTACCACCACCAAATCAAAATTTTCATTAATGATTTGTGAATTTTTAATATCTTTTGGGTCGTAAAAGTTTTTTAAGATGTCGTAGTTTACTATCACATAATCACCCGACTCCCAAATTTTACCTTCAACAATCGACACTTTTCTATCGGTATAGTTTGCAATTTCTCTTTGCCAGTTAATCTTCAAAGACGCTGGACAAATAATCAAAGTTTTTTTAGAACCCGTTTCCAAGGCCGCAATAATTGTTGAGGTCGTTTTCCCGAGTCCCATATCGTCTGCCAAAATAAACTTTTTATTTTCAACCAATTTTTGAACAGCTTCTTTTTGATGTTCAAGTGGTGGACGATGAGAGTATTTTGAATAATCAATTACAACATCTTTAATAGAGTTGTCTTTTATAATTGCCGCCTTTGGTAACCAAAATTCATGAAGTTCTTCATTTTCAAAAAGTTTTCCAAATATGTGAAAGGCTTTGTCTTTTTCCACCAATATTTTTTCTACATAAATTTCTTCAGGTTGACGGGTTAATAATTTGTCTTCCATCATCATTTTAGAAAAATATTTATCTAACGGAACCCATTTACGTGCTATCTTTGGTGTAATCTTATGGAAATCGATAATGTAGTCAGATTGAGGTCTTGTTATTTTGTAATGTTTCTGAGTTTCGACCTTTTTCTTTATTGATAATATATAATTATTATATCCTTCGTATGTTTCTAATATACGAAGTGCCCTAATTTCAGGTATGTTCGATTTTATTGACTGTTCCTGCATCCAATTAAATAAGTTTAAATATAATTGATTTTGTAGTATTTATCAATATGTCTGAGAGATTAGTTCCGATAACAAGATTAGAGAAGTTTTTTGGTCAAGAAGATTTTGCACTTGAACTTCAGATGGGTAGAGAATACCTAAATGGTGATTTAAATTTCACTTTGGTTCTCTATAGTGTTGATATACAAAAAACAATTAAAGATGATGTCTATGGTGAGGTTATTAATAATGGTATTCAATTTCTCCCACCTGTAGAATTTAAAGCCCTTGTGAAAATTAACGAGGCAACTAACCAATATATTAACGGTAGTAAAATAATGCAAAATGAACCTGGTAATATGACATTTTCAGTTTATAATGAAGAGTTACGAGAGTTAGAAATTGACATTAAACTTGGTGATTATATTGGTTATTGGATAAAAGAAAATGAAGTGAGGTTTTATTCAGTTATTGATGCTGGTACACCTGACTATGATAATAAACATACGTATGGTGGTTACAAAGGTTTTTATTATAGCTATACCGCAACACCTGTTAGTATAAATGAATTTAATGGATTATAATGGCATTACCACCTAAAAAAATAAAAACAAACATACAACTAACGACAGTCCCAACGGGGTTGGCTCGTCGTGAAGAGTTATTGTCTTTTATTACCAAAGATGGAACTTACTTACCTAAGTCTATTTTACATGCAGATTTAGATAGGGGTATGTTAGATTTCGTAAAAAATGATTTAAAGTGTGTTGTTGAAGGTGCTATTGTACCGTCAGTGGATGTTATTATTACAACACAAAATTGGGCTCAGTTTGCAGAGACTTGGAATTTCCAAGATTTAAACAGTAATCCTGTACCACCATTCATTACAACTGTTAGACAACCTGAGGTTAAATATGGTTCAAACCCTTCTTTAATATATACAATACCAAACAGAAGACAGTTTTATTGGGCTAAAGTACCAACATGGGACGGTCAAAGAAAAGGTATGGACGTATATAAAATACCACAACCAGTTCCTGTTGATATTACCTATCAAATTAAAATTGTATGTAACAGAATGAGAGAGTTAAATCAATTTAACAAGATTATTCTACAAAAATTTAGTTCAAGACAAGCCTATACATTCATAAAAGGAAGTTACATTCCAATCGTACTTCAAAACATTTCTGATGATTCTGTTACGGATGTTGATAAAAGAAAATATTATGTTCAAACCTACGAATTTTTAATGATGGGTTTTTTAATTGATGAAGACGAATTTGAAGTTAAGCCGGCAGTGTCAAGACTTATCCAACTAATTGAGGTTGATACTAAAACTAAATCTCGTAAGGTTAAAATTTCACCGTCTAGTAGTTCTACCGACGTTGTGTTTCAATTTGGTAATAATGACACTGGAATGACACAAACATTTAATTACACGGCAAATATTTTTCCGACAGGAAATGAAAATATTTCTAGTTGGTCAGCATACATTAACAATGACTATTATGGTGATGATGTTAGTGAAATTCAAATTAATACTGGCGATGTCTTAAGAATTGAAATTGTTAAGTATACTGCGGGTCAACCATCAACGTTGACTACAAGAGCAACACTTATTTAATCTTCACCGTATATATCTTTTTTTGGAGTACAGTTTTTTATAATCAATTGTTCCAAAAATGCATACATTTTTAATCCGTTTTTATCGCAATATTTTTTTAATATCTCGTGTGTTTGCTTCGATATTTTAAGATTCTTAATTTCTTTCATAAAAATAAGGTAGAAAAAAGGTAGATTTTTTTCTCACCATTTAATAAATATACATATAGAGTAAAGGTTTTTTCGTTTTTTTTCAAATATTTATACAAAAATAAATTCCGAAACTAATAAAAAAAAATGGCAACATCTAACAAGGTTTTCGTTTCTCCTGGTGTATACACATCAGAAAGAGATTTAAGTTTTGTAGCACAAAGTGTTGGTGTAACAACTTTGGGTATCGTTGGTGAGACTATAACAGGTCCTGCTTTTGAACCTATCTTCGTAGCAAACTACGATGAATTTACAGCACTTTTTGGTGGTACAAATCCGACTAAATTCGTAAACACTCAAATCCCAAAGTACGAGGCAGCATACATCGCCAAAGCGTATTTATCACAATCTAACCAATTATTCGTAACAAGAGTATTAGGTTTATCGGGCTACGATGCCGGACCTTCATGGTCTATCACAATGCAGGCAAACGTAGACCCATTAACAATTTCTGCAACCACTCAACAAACGTGGTCTGTAACATTTACAGGTTCAACTGGTGGTACTGTAACTTTTGGGACATTCCCATCACCAATTAGTACTTACATTGGTGACACCGTTACATTATTTAACGGAAGTTCAACTACAATGTCAGGTCAATTGGCCTCGTTCATTGTTTCTGCATGTACAACCAACTCATTAAGTGCTTCAACTATGGGTCAGTGGGGTATCATGTCAGCATCGACATTTAACTCTTATACAGGCGCGGGTTACACAGGTGTAACTAATTTCTTAGGTACTTCAGGTACAACCACAGCAAATGCAAACTACACTGCAAGTACTATGGATACTTGGTACTACGCAGCATTTGACCCACAGTCAGGAGATAACTACGACGGTATCTCATTTAACTCCATTATTGGTAGTGATTTTGGTTCAACATCAACACCAGGCTCATTCTCAGGTACAGTTTCGGGAACAGTATTAAACTTTGTTGCTACGGCATACACAGAATATAATGATGTTGTTGTAGCAACTTTACGTTCAAGAGGTTTGAACTCAGACTCAAGTGGAGGTCCTGTATACACAGTGTCGGGCACATCACAAGTCATAATGGACACAACAACAGGCTCATACTCTGACGTATTAGAAAATCCATTCGCATCTTTTGCTATTTCAGGTGTGACAAATGACGGAGAAAACTTCAATTTTGAAACATCATTCTCTACTTCTGACCCTGATTATATTTCTAAAGTATTTGGAATGACTAACTTTGGTAAACCAAGAATCGAAGTTCCATTATTCTTAGAAGAAACATTCTACAACTTAATGAATTGGAGTTATAGAAAAGGTTACATAAGAGGTTTAAACGCTTCTTTAATTTCATTACCATCCGCAAGAGAAGATAATGGCACTAACTCATCAATTGCTTGGTACTTGGAGCAATACCAAACACCATCAACACCATTCATAGTTTCTGAACTACGTGGTAATACTGTTTATAGATTGTTTAAATTTGTACTTATTTCTGATGGTAATAC